CCTTGAACTCCTGTAAGGCGGTCATGCCCGTTTCATTCTCTCCAAGATGTTTGCCACGTCCGGCCGTTCCGTGTTGTGCGTCCAAAGTGGGAATAACCTTTAACCAGGTAAACATCGCCACCGCCTGCTGCATCAGCCGCAAAGTTTCCGCCATGCCGTCCGATTCCGTGCCGTCCGCATGATCTTCACGGTAATACTTATCTACCGCGTCTATAGGTTCCGCCCCGATGATAGCCTGTAAATCCCGAATCCCCAGCGGTAAGATAGGTTCCCACTTGGTAAAATCAAGATCATTATCGATCAATCCCAGAACACGGACTATTTCACCGGCCCCGTCGCCGCTTTTATTAAATAACTTCGTCATTTGCTTGATCTCTTTTTAGAGTATATGGTTTCCAATTATCAAAATCTTTCGTGAAATTGTTTATTTCATCGTAGAACTCTTTATAAAAGCGGGCCAGCCCGGTATCTATCGTTATACAGGTCTGCTCCGTTCGCGGATTGGTGTTTATATTGGCCGAGCTTTCTATTACAAAATCAAAAGCGTTACCAAAACCGGCCATTACTTTAGAGTGATTACGGAAAATACAGACACGTGATCCGAAACGTTCCGCCACATTCTTTAGGTATAAATAAACATCCGCGTAGGAACCTTGAAAGATTTCACCTACATAAAAATCCGCGTGCCCTATATCTTTTCTCTCCAGCCATTTCTCCACCTCCTTGACATCGGTAATTGCCATACACCAAGTAGAAATTAGAACATATTCCACCGGTTGTTGCTTCACGATCACACGAAGATAAGTAAGACTGTCAACGTCCCCATGACTGATACAGTGATAAGCCGCCCCTTTTTCAAAATGCCAGGGCAAACACTCTTCCAGGTGCAGCTCCGATTTTATCCGCCGGTCAAAATGAACGTTTTTCGTCCGGCGTGCCTTTATATGCTTGTCCGGGGTGTTATCGGCCCGGTTCTCTTCCGGTTGCCGGTCGCTTACTGGTTCTTCCGGCACATCTTCCACCTTCGGTGTAAAAAACAGACTACGCATTTTCTTTCATACGGTTAGAGGGTGAAACGTTCTGTTCCGCTTCCACTATGGTACGATAAAGCCCCACTTTCGTAGTAGTACCCGGAAAATTGGCATTAATATACTGCTGTAACGGCTTACAAAGGATCATGTCCGGAATAGCCGTTTCGGAAGCGTTATACACTTTCAGGCTGTATAACTTCTCCGATCCGGAAGAAAGCTTGTTTTCTATAATCAGGTTTGAAAGTACCGGATCAAGACCGAAGCCGGAAGTGGCGGCTGCGTCCGCCTTGTTGGATATCTTAATCTGGGCGTCCACATAATCCTTGATCTTCTTATCCAGTGGTTCCACCGTCCAGCCCTCAAAGTTATTCGCTTCCGGATTCCAGAATTTGGTCGTGTGCATGTATTTCCCGGCGTTCTGCCTTCCTGTAATGTTGGAGGCGAATTTCTCCATGGCTTCGTCTTTAAAATCTTCCAGCATCTGGGCCGTGTATTTCTCGCCCGTACGGTCGCAAACCTGTTTAATACGCGCTTCCGCACGGTCCCAGTAAGACTGCGGCGATTCGATGTGCAGGGAAATAGCCGAAGCATTTTCGTTATAGGCGATAAGGATAGCGGCCAGACCGCCGGCAAGTTCCAGCCAGTCAAGCGCACCCAGAAAACGCGGTGTACTCATGAAATCCTTGCAAAAGGAATAGATATTATAGTACTTGACAGAAACCGGATATTTGAACGGGTGGGCCGGATCAAAGACCGGGTAACGGTAAGTATAAGCCGGATCAGGATAAGGAAAGTCGCCCACAAGTACTTCCTGCGGTTCATCCTCGCCGTCGGGCGGATATACCAGACGGGCCTTCTGGTAGGGAATGTGTTCCAGCCGTACCAAACGCCCAGGATTGCCCACACGCGGCGCACGGTTCCGGACAAATTTTATAAAAAAGCCCTGCATGTGTGTTAAGTCTACGAGTGAGCGGTGAAGAACCGTCGTGTAATCCCATGACTCCAGGTCGGCGGTTATTTCCGGATCAAGTTTCCAACGCCGGTAAAAGCGGTTATTCTCTTCGTCGATCGCATCCTCATACAAACGCGGGCCTTCTCCCCATTGCAAACCGGCTATTTTGCCCATAATGCCTTCACCGGCGTAGAATTTATCCAGTAAACGCATGACTTCCCCCGGCATGTCGTTATTGTCACCCATGGGAACGATAAAGGTGCCGTTTACGCTGATCTTACGCGAAAAGAAGGCGCCCCGCCGGTTCAACTGGATGCTGGAGGGCTCCCAACCTTTACCGCGGCCACCGATAGAAAAAGAGATCAGCCCCTTATCACTGCCGGTATCTATAATTCCAAAGTTGCCACTTCGTCTTATTTCCATATCTTAAATAGTTATTCTTTTCCCGTTGAACTCCATTACCAGGCATTCCCAGCAATTCAGCGGTCGGCCCGTTGTGGTGTCCGTCAGGAATAGTTTATAGCTTGAATTTTCGATGTTTTCATCCGTCGCCTTTTTCCTCAAACGGGCGGCCGTGAGTATCACCATGTCGCCGCCGTCCCGCGTCTGCCGGTTCCATTTCCGGAACTTGATAGAAAAAGTTCCCCCGGAAATGGTAATTCGCTTCATCTGTTCTACCGCTACATAAAGGTTTATTTTTTCCATAGCCGGCGGATAAAATTTTTAATCCTGCCCCAGTTATCATGTACCAGGCAGAAGGATAGAAAGAAAAACATGAATTTTAGGAACGTCCATAGGCTACACCCGTTTGCAGTCTTTTCTTTTTCCTGACTTTGTTGCTTAACGTCGGATTTACGGGTAACGGCTGTTTCCTGATGACTGGAAGTTTCTTTATGATCCTGGAAGGAACTGTTTTGATTCTTTCCAGTTCTTTTTTCAGTTTTTCGGTTACTGAAATCAATTTCTTTAATTCTTCCGAGGCTGTCGTAGTTGATACGGATATGCGTACTATCTTTCCGGTAAACGTTAAGTACGTGGACCTCATTGCTCGAATCTCTCCGCGCAAGTTCAATAACTCCGTCAGTAGTTGTTTGTTTTTCTTCTCCAGTTGCTTCTGTAGTCGTTTTTCGTGTAGCAGAGCGAGGAGAACGACAACCGTAAAAACAAGCTGCAAAACAAATAAAAATAAGTAAGTGTATGATTCCATGTTTCATGTTTATTAGGTCGTTAATTATTAGTAGTATCAAAAGTGATTGATTTACGGTTCAGGCAATTTTTCACCCCGCAAAGGAATGGTTTCATAATATCCATTACGCGGGCGTTCTGCCTGATATCCTTTTCCATTTCGTTACATTTTTGCTGGAGTTCCCGGTACTGGTTCTCTACGTCGCCGATCCGCTGTTTCAATTCCTTACGGTCATTCTTCATGTCTTCGATTAGTTCCTGGTAAACCTCCTGTACTGACTTCATGGCGTCAGCTTCCGCCTGTTTACGGGTATATCGGAGGGTGAATAACCAGGTCAGGCCACCCGTACAAAGAGCCGTAATAATCGCTGTAATTATCGTTTCCGTCATATTGATAGAGTTGAAAATTTTACATTATAATCCGGACGATACATACATGCGTCAAATAACCCGCCACGATCCCGGCCAGGTCTGCCAGAATATCCTTCCAGTCCCATTTATTACAGGGTGACATTTCATCCCCGTATTCCTTACCCAGTGAAACACCCAGGGCAAAGGGAACACCATAATC